GGCTATGAGCCCAATGTAGAAGGCGCAATTGCAGTCTTAGTAGACCTAATGACTGCCAATGCCTTCACAATGACTCGGCAACCTTACGAGCCAAACTATCGTGGCCTGGTTGATGCAGTTATCGATCTAAAAGAAGGTTTCCCTGTATTTTCACCAGAAAGGATCGGTTTTGACGCCACCACTTTCGAGTCCGTGGCTGACGGCGACGCACTGTATATGAGAAGTAGTGATGGGCAAGTAGGTAAAGCTCAGGCTGATGGTACACAGGACGAAGCTCTTGTTGTTGGTTTTGCAGATGATGCTGCGGCATCAGGTGCAATTGTAAAAGTACTTGTTGCTGGATTACTTGATTATCCAAGCGCTATCGACCCAGGCGATGTGTACTTTCTCAGCACGACGCCTGGAGCTATAGCCACATCATCACCTACAGGATCTGGTGAATTTGTAGCACGTGTTGGTGAAGGAGCAACTACATCCAAATTTAGCATTCAACTTGAACCTCCAATGAGACTGAACTGATGGCAGGAGTCAGTAATTACAAACCATACTCTTCAAATGCCGAGGGGTTTACTCAAGTACTCATTGACTTGAAAGACACCATGGCAGGTAAAACTGTCTATGCAGTTGCTGGTTTTGGTGCTTTAGCCTTTGAAAATGTGACTCAGGGTGCAGCTCTTTATTCACGTTCTTCAGATGGCAAGGTTGGTTTAGCGCGAGCTGCGGGAACGCTTGATGAAGCTACGGTTGTCGGTTTTGCTCAGACCGCAAAGAATGCAGGCGAAGAAGTTCGTGTTCTTACGATCGGTGTCCTCGCTACTTCTGGTTTAGATGCAGGAGATCCGTTTTACCTTGCTACAGGCTACGGGGGTATAACAGCAACACCACCATCGACAGCTGGACAATATCTAGTGAGAGTAGGTGAGGCGTCTACAACAGCAAACTTAATCATTCAATTAGAACCTCCGATTCTTCTGAGTTAATTTTTACCACTGATAGGATAGATCCATGGCAACAAAAAACTCATTAATCCTAAATTCAGGGTTTATCCAGGAGCTAAACACCTCTTCGGATAAGTTAAATCTTGCTGGAAATAGTACTTCTGATCTGTCTGAAGGCACTAATCAGTACTTTACAAATGCCAGAGCAAGAGGTGCAATATCTGTTACTGATTCCGGAGGCGATGGGTCTCTTGCTTACAATTCAAGCACCGGTGTAATTACTTATACAGGATCAAGTGCAAGTGAAGTACGTGCTCATTTAAGTGTTGCATCAGGATCGGGGCTTACGTATAACAACGGGTCAGGAGAATTTGGTACAAGTGCAATACCTAATAGCCAGCTAGCAAACAGCTCGTTAACGGTTGGTTCGACAAGCATTGCACTTGGTGCCACTGCAACCACAGTTGCTGGTCTTACGTCTCTCACATCCACCACACTTGAAGGTACAACTACCGTACGAGTTGGTGCAGCAGATGCAGCAAACGGAATACTTCTAAATTCCTCTGGGATTACATTTGAAGGTTCTAGTGCTGATGCGAACGAAACAACTATTTCAGTAACGAATGCCACTGCAGATCGTTCAATACTTTTTCCAGATGCCGGTGGCACTGTAGCGCTACTCACCTCTCTAAGCGCAAGTAACAGCGGAACGGGACATGGATCTTTAGCGTATAACAATTCAACAGGTGCTTTTACTTATACAAAAGTTACAGCTGCAAACATAAGAGGTGAAATCTCAGTCACTGACGCTGGTGGGGATGGAAGTCTTGCTTATAACAACTCGACAGGAGTAATAACTTACACAGGGCCGAGTGCTAGTGAAGTACGTGCTCATTTAAGTGTTGCATCAGGATCGGGGCTTACGTATAACAGCTCGACAGGGGAGTTCGGTACAAATGCAATACCTAATTCTCAACTAGCAAACTCCACAGTGACGGTTGGCTCTACCTCAATTGCTTTAGGTAGTTCAGCCACGACTATTGCAGGCTTGACATCAATAACTTCAGCTGCATTAGTGACTAACGATAGTGGCTTTAGAGTTAGAGATGATTCAGACAACACAAAACAACTTGCTTTCGAGTGTTCTGGTATAGCATCCTCGACAACTCGAACGATGACCGTTCCTAATTCGAGCGGAACAATCGCTACAGAAGATTTTGCTACCGCAATTGCAGTTGCATTAGGATAGATCTATGGCAACCCAAGTACAATTCCGCAGAGGCACAACTGTCCAGCATTCAGTCTTTACAGGCGCTGCTGGTGAAGTTACTGTCGACACTGATAAGAATGCATGCGTAATACACGATGCAGCAACAGTAGGAGGCTTTCCTCTTCTCAGAGATGATGGGAGTAATTCTCAACTTGCTTTAGGCTCATTAAGTAGTTGCGCTTTAAAATTTGCCTCTGATCCCAACACCGGAATTATTTCACCGGGACCTGACCAAGTGTCATTCGTGACGGGTGGTGTTGCTAGGCTTACAATAGATTCAGCTGGCGCTATTAGCGTTCCTGGTAATGTCACGATTACTGGAAGTTTGACAGTAAGCGGTGCATTCGATTCATCCGAAAACCTCGCTCTGATTGTCGCCTTAGGATAATATGGCAAACACTTTTAAAATCGACACCAAGTCAAGCCTCGTTACTACGGTAATCACAGATTCCGCAACTAACGTTCTTACTGTAGGAAACACTGCAACCTTGGTTTTGCTTAGCTGTCTTGTTTCAAATAAAGCCAGTAGTAGCGCTGATGTTGATATTTATTTGGTCACAAACACCGGCGACGATGTTTATCTAATTCGTAATGCGCCAGTTCCTGCGGGTTCTACCCTCGAGGTGATTTCGGGATCAAAAATTATTCTTGAATCAAATGATGTACTTAGAGCGCGTAGCAATACGGCAACAGCTCTAGATCTATCAATTAGCTACTTAGAGCAGACTCCTTAATAGGTCATGGGTTTAACAACTAATGAAGCTACAGAATTAGTAAAGGCGTTAACTCTTCGTGTAGAGGAGCTGGAAGCTCTTCTTAATCCTGTCGCAATTCTTTCGCAGGAAGATTCTTCTTGGCGAGTAGTAAGACAGAAAAGGGACGCTCTCTTACGTTCCACTGACTGGGTGATGACCCCAGGCTCTACCATTGATCAGGCCGCTTGGGCTGCATACAGACAAGCACTTCGTGATCTTCCTCAAACTTATCAGGCTGCTAGATTAGAAGATATCAGTTGGCCTGTCCAGCCCAGTCTGTAAAAATTTTAAATGGCTTACATCGGTAACGACCTTGAGGTAGCTTTTCAAAGTTATCTGATCATTGATGATATTAGTTCTTCTTTCAATGGCAGTGTTACAAGTTTTGCCCTACAAGTAGGTGGTGCAGCACCTGTACCTTTACCAATTAACCCCCAGCAATGTTTAATTTCAATCGCTGGTGTTATTCAAGAGCCTGATCCTACAGGCTCATCAGGTTTTAATCTTAGCGGCGGTAATATTGTATTTAGCTCAGCACCATCAGGTGGTGCAAGCTTCTTTGGTGTAATTCTTGCTGGTGCTGATTATGTCAATGTAGGTGTTGATTTCCCGGCAGGCAGTGTCGCCGCGCCCTCTATCACCTTCGTCACGGACAAAGATACTGGGTTCTTCTCAAAAGCAGCTAATGAAATCGGCATTGCATGTGCTGGTACTGAGGTTGGTGTATTTAGTGCGACTGGTCTGAGCAGTGGCTTTGCTGACGGATCTGCTGCTAGTCCAAGCATCTTTTTCACGTCAGATACGAACACAGGCCTTGCACGTCCTGCGTCTGACGAAATTATCATCACGACAGGTGGTGTTGAGCGTGCTTCGTTTGGCAGCGCAGAAATTGTATTTAACGATGCAAGTAATGATTTAGATTTCCGCGTTGAAGGGAATGGTGATGCCAACCTTCTACACATAGATGCAGGTAATGACAGGGTAGGTATCTCTACTGCAACTCCTTCAGCACTTCTTGATGTTGATGGTGGAGACGCCTTAATCCATGAGGTCACTGTTGGCCGTGGAGCGGGTGACGTTGCGACAAACACGGTTGTTGGCAACAACGCACTAGATGCAAATACTTCAGGTTTAAAAAATGTTGCTGTTGGCGCAGATGCACTTGGAGCAAACACCACTGGTGCTAGCAACGTATCCGTTGGTTATCTTGCTCTCGATGCAAACACTACTGCAGATAACAACACTGCTGTCGGCAGATCGGCTCTTACCGATTGCACTACGGGGGGCGAAAACACAGCGTTAGGTAGCAATGCTTTAGCAAACTTAACCACTGGAACGCATAATGTTGCCGTCGGTTATATCGCTTTAGACACAGTAACTACAGGAAACAATAACGTAGCAGTTGGCAATGAAGCACTGCAAAAGAATACGACCGCTGGCGATAATACGGCTGTGGGTTATCAAGCTTTAGAAGAGAACACCACTGGCAGCAGTAACACTGCAGTCGGTTCACAAGCGCTTGATTCAAACACCACTGGTGGCAGCAACAGTGCCTTTGGTAAGCATGCTGGAAAATCAGTTACAACGGGATCTAACAATAGCTTTTTTGGCACATTAGCTGGAGAAAATACAACCACTGCTGATTTTAACTGCGCGTTCGGCCAAGAAGCGTTAGAAGCAAATACAACAGGTGCATCTAACATTGCCCTCGGGTTTAGAGCTTTAGAAGCAAACACCACTGGAGCTAATAACACAGCTACTGGAAGCAGTGCTCTCCAGGCAAACACCACTGGCGTTGAGAACACAGCTAGCGGATACCGAGCCATTTATTCCAACACCACAGGCATTAGAAACACAGCTAACGGAGCCCAAGTTTTATATAGCAACACTACTGGTAATTACAACGTAGCTAACGGATTTAACGCTTTATACGCCAACACTACTGGTTCTGATAACACGGCTAATGGATACTTAGCTCTTACTGCCAACACCACTGGCATTAGAAACACAGCTACCGGAGAAGGCGCTCTCGGATCCAACACTACTGCTGCTAACAACGCCGCTCACGGGTATAGAGCCCTGTATAACAACACCACTGGTGCTCAAAATAACGCCATTGGATACCAAGCCCTTTATACCAATACCACTGGCGCTAACAACGAAGCTATTGGTTACCAAGCTCTTTGGGCTAACACCATTGGTGGTAACAACGTAGCTGTTGGGCGACAAGCTCTTTATTCAAATACCCAATCTGATAACAACACAGCCATCGGGTTTAAGGCTCTCTATAGCAGCGTCAGTGGTGATAGCAACACAGCCGTTGGACGAAAAGCTCTTTACGCAAACACTACTGCTGATCAAAACACTGCCATAGGACAAGGTGCTCTTACTGCTAACACCACTGGATCTGACAATGTAGCTGTTGGATTTAATTCT